CAGGCTTAGCGTAATCTTCCTGTAACTCTACGTACAATGCCCGTGTAGTGGACAGGTCACACTGTAAGTAATAGGTAAGCTCTTTCAGTGGTATCTCGCTAGTGTTGTATCCTTCCTTAAAGTATTTCTTTAGAGTGTCATCCTTCTGGAACTCTAGGTTGCGGCGTACTGCACAGTTTTCTAGACTGAGAGACTTCTTCTTGAAGGCTCCTGTGTTTGTCATCTCTACGTGATTGCCACGCATCAAGACGTATTCAGCTAACATAGTGTCGTATATGTCACCCTTATACTTGAAGCCACTCTCCCATAGCCACGGCATGTCATGCTGTGCATTGTGTAGTATCAATAGGGTAGTAGTATCCAACTTACTTTGCAGTTGCTTGGCTTGTGATCCATCATAGTCGTTAGCTTCTGCGTGATCAAAGTTATATATGTCCTGCTTACCTGACACAACTTCCTGTACACCTACTTGCACAAGCTTATTGGTTGCCTCGAAAGGATCGAGGTGCATCTTGCCACCCCTGTGTGTGACTGTGTTCTCTACATCAAGAACTAATTCCATAGTCTACTCCTTTCTATGCTAAGTACTGTGCCCTAGCTCCATCCAATTCACACGTTACCTTGCCGTGCCATCCTCCCTTAAGCTTATTCTTTGCAATGATCAAGTACCTTTGTGAATCTACGGTGTCATCCTCTGTTGCCTCTAGCACAGGGTTCTTACTAATCAGTACCATTAGGTCAGCTTCCGCTGCCTTGCCTGTCTTACTACCTTCCAGCATAGATTGATCTACATTGATCTTACCTTCAGCATCTGCTGATAGCTGGGACATCCATATCATTGCACAGTTATATTGCTTGGCTATGTTACGTGCATGGATGGCAGCATTCTTAAGGTACACATCTGACTTGTCACTGTTCTTAACAGCAAACTTATCCCCCATATCTAGCACTACAATGTCAGGCTTGTAAGCCTTGATGATAGCCTCAACCCACGCCATGTCCTTACCTGTACTGTCATACAGATTGATCTGCTCTCGCACTGGCTGGTAGCGTGATGCAGCTAAGGCATAGTTACCCTTCACCTCCTCCATAGATAGGGATGATGCAGCACTAAGGTAACGTGCGCCCACCCGTTCATAAGCTTCTTCGTTGCATAGTATGAGACACTTAGCACCCTGAGATGCAAAGCCGTTAGGTGCAGCCAGCAAGGATGCGTGGAAGGATGTCTTACCTGTGTTAGGCCGTGCCCCTACTATGATCAAGTGACCACCACTGATACCCTCTACCCTACGTGTCAAGCTAGGGATGTTGAACTTCCATTGTGATTGGATGTCATTGGACTTGAGTAGGTGATCAATAGATATGTCACCAAAGTCTAGCTTAAGGTTAGGGGTGAAGTCATCCTGATACATATGCAATAGATTACGTACAGGCTCAAGGCTATCCAATGATCCATTAACATAGTCGAACCCTATGTTGGCAAGCTTATTACCTAGTACCTGTTGGAACAACTTAGACATTACCTCATCAGCTATGTCCTTGTTCATAGATTCTTCACGAGACACACGCTTGAATAGATCATTGTACACCTGCTTGTTAGCAGTAGTCATCGTTGTGTTGTGAGCAAAGAACAATGCCTCAAGCTCAGATGCAGTTAAGGTACGTTCATATGTATTCATTGCGTAGTCTAGTGTCTGCTTAATCTTACGGACATCTTTACTGAACAACTCATCAGGGCAACGTATGCCCTTGTTGTTGTCATAGAACTCCTTGTCCATAAGAGTTCTTATTAAAGCTAATTCCATCATCTTTTCTCACCTCTTTCTATAGAACGGTGTCGCTCTTCATCTGTCATAGGCCGTATGTAAGCCCTTGTCTCCTCCTGCATATGGTCTAGCATTTCATATAGCTCCCGTAGTTCATTACGGGCCAACTGGATGTCTACCTCTAATGAGCCTATCTTACTTTCTATATTCTCTATCTCACCACACATACTCATACTTATTTCTCCAATCTTAATGCAAACCATGACACAGGGAATAGTTCTTTCATACTGTTACAGATTTGATTTGCTACTAACCTAGTCTCTAGTTGTGTGTCACCTGCACACCTAAGATTGCACATATCAGCGAAGGCATCAAGACTGCCTGACCAGTACCACTCAGTCATGGTGTTTTGTGGCAACACCATTCTTGCTTGCTCCTCACAAACTCCCCTACCTAACATACTTTCGTATAGCATAGAAACAATACGTTGTGTTGTAGCAATGTGTACATCTTGTACTTCTAACGCTGGGTCACTGCCCTGTTTCTTATCAGCAGACTTACCACGCCATTTATCAGGCGCATAGAACTCAGGGGCATTGCTCACGTACCTACGGCTGATCTCATTCCAACGTAGGAACTTATGCTTGACCAACTGTCGTGCTACAAAGATGGGAGCCTTGATGTGGAAGGATGCAAAGCAATGACCAAAGGGTGAGGTATGTTTATGCTTGGCTAGGTAGTTGACTAGCTTGGTGTCAGCCTCGCTTAGTACTTCCTTTCTAGCGTAGTCCTCACTGTCACGCCAATCAGTAAGTTCCCAGCTGCTTGTCTTGTTGAAGCTAACCCTTGCTGCGTTCACCACTGATAGGTCAGTACCCATGTGGTCTATGTATGTTACATCAATCATTGTTTAACCTCTCGTGTTTCTTTAGGTATGCTAGTGCTTTTTCTATGCCTGTTATGTTGTCTCCTAACATACCTATAGCTAAGTTACAGTGGTCACACAACCACCCTCTGAATACTTCCCCTTGATGGCAGTGATCTAGTACAAACTTTTTCTTAGGTGGCTTGAGGCAGCATTCACAGACTTCAGGTTTCTCTGGTGCATATTTTCTAAGCATCGCTATTATACCTGTGCTGTGGCTGATACACTTTCTACACCTATTATCTCTACCGTCTGCATTTCTGTTGTATAGTCCAAAGTCTAGCATTGGCTTATATGTATCGCACCAGATGCAAACCTTACCAGTAGTATCCTTCTCTACAAATGTAAGAAATAGATCAAGCTGCACTTGTTCACTCATCTTTTATATCCGCCAATTCTATCCTTAAACATGTTATAGTTTCAGTCGAATGATTGGACATAACTCTGGCACTGGTCAACTCTGCACCACACAAGACATCTGTTTTAAATGTATTAAGGTGGTGGTAGTTAACTCCTTGCTCAGGTAGTACTTGAAACCAAATAAGTAACCATATGTATTTCATCAGAAGGGCACCTCACCATTGCTGTCACGTGGATCTATGTAGTAACCCTTCTCAAGGTAGTCGGGCCTACGTGTGGTAGGGAGAGGGTGTGTACCCTCAAGCCCCATCTCCTTAAGGAAGTCTTTCAAGCTATCCATTAGCTACAGCCCCAATTCTGTCAAAAGGTCCACCTTAGCTAGTACCTCAAGGGCTTGCTCCGCTGTCATCTTGAACCATTCGTTCTTACGAGGTGCCATGCCCTGTGCTATGGCGTGTGCCTTAAGCTCCGCTACATTACGATCATCAAAGTATACAGAGTGTATAAGTTTGTAGTCACGCATGGGTGAGCTTGTCTGGTAACCGTTGAGCCTGTCCTCTGCATCTATAGCCTTACCAATCTTGATCCACTCAGGCCATGCAGCATTGCTTATAGCATACACATAGCCTTCCTTTACCTTTGTGTCTCTTTCAAGCGCAGCAAAGGCAGCATCACCAAAGGATTTATAACGCCCTGCTTTGAACAACGGGTGTGTCTTTGGTATGTACTTACCATTTACAAACATACGTGTATGGTTTTTCTTTTCATGCCCAGCCACACGCCTACGTCCATTTGATTGTCCTGCGTACCACCATTCGCCATCTTCAAAGAATCTAGTTGAGCCAATCTTTCGCCCTGTATTAATTGTGTTATCTACCATGCTATCCATTTATCATATCCTTCATTCTCTCTACATCAGAGGTTAACTTATATTTAATGTCATCGTCAAGCCTAAAAGCTTTGACCTTCTTACCTGTCCATGCCTCTACTTCTTGCTTGTACGCTAGTGTCTTACTCATAGCATCAGGGTCTAACGCTATGATAACCTTATAGAAATCTCCTATGTGTTCCATCTGCGCTGGGCCTAGTGACGTACCAAGTATGGCTAAGCCTGTCGTGTTAGGCATGAGTTGCGCTACAACTATAGCACTGATCACATCCTCTACTACTACACACACACCGTTAGATGGGCCGAGCAATCGTTTGAATACAGATGCCTGACCAGTGTAGCGAAACCATTTAGGCACAGCACCATCAAGGGCACGGCCTACTGCATCAATCACTACACCCTTATGCTTGATAGGGAACACTGCCCGTCTGTCTTTTACATCATAGAATACCTCCTCATTAGTTAAGCCCCAACGTCCTAAGAACCTGTGTAGTAACTGATGCTCAGGCTGGGGGTTAACGACATACTCAGGGTAAGGCATAGCCTCTATCTCTTTGCGTACCTTTATGTCCAGCCCCAGCATACGCTTACGTATCTCATTAGCTGTCATGCCAGTAGTAACAGCACCACGTATGCCACAGCCTAGCTTGTAGCAGTTGTACATAACTGCACCACCATCCTTAGAGGCAGTGAATGTATTGTTACCACCACAGTTAGGGCAGTGCATACGTGTTGTCTCACCCTCACCTAACATGAGGTCATCTACAAATTTCTTGATGTCCATGTGCTACCTCTTTTGTTATAGTTAAATACTTTGCAAGCCTTGATGTATCTATATTATTCTTATCACTTTCTATAGCGCCGATTAATGTATTACATATATGACACAGTATGTGTCTGACCTCACCTGTACTATGGCAATGATCTATGTAACCACAGTTATCTTTGCCTCGTATAAACATTTCAATAGGCCTGTCACACAAGTAACACTTTCCATCTTGATCATGGTGCATCTCCTGCATATCAACCCTTGTCATATTGTATCTACTCAATCCATTCCTACAAGTGTTGCAGGTTCTTTTGTTACCTGATTTATTTATATATTCCTCATTGCAATACTGACATGTATACATCACTTCTTCCTCTGTGAGAGTGCGTTAGTAGCACCACTAAGTGTATTAATCAAGTAGGGTTTTACACTTTGTGGATTACTGTGACCACTAACCTGCATAATACCAAAGGTATCTACACCTCCCTCAACTAACTGCGTGATGCCAGTACGGCGTAAGTCCATAGCAGTTATCTCAGAAGGTAGCCCAGCAGCAGCCTTAACCTCATTGACTAGCTTATGTATATCTCCTTCGGGATAGGCCCTGTAGACACCGTTGTGTGGCTCCACAGCAGGTGCTACGTACTGTTGGAACCCAAAGTCTTTCTTCTGTTCAGTTAACATCTTACACAAGGCATCATCTATAGGTAGGCGTACCTCTGCCCTGCGTTTACTCTGCTCCAAGTCAAGTGTCTGGGTAGTCAGGTCTATGTTAGACCATTGTAGTGTACGCATGTCACCTACACGCTGCGCCCAATCATATGCCATGTGTATGATCAGCCCAATGCTGCGCCACTTCCATTCACTATAGGCTGTGTCTAAGAATGTAACTACCTGAGTGTCAGTCCAACGTACCTTTCTAGTCTTATCTTTAGTACGCTGGACTAACGTTAGGAAGTTAGTGACCAGTGCCTCATGCCTGATAGCTGTGTTGAGTACAATGCTCAAGCATGTAGCCATGTAGTTGGCTTGCCTAGTACCTACATTAACCAGCCACTTATCGTAAGCTACGGTAGCGTGTTTGAAGCGTAGGTCACGCAGCTTAATGTTACCTAACACCTTATCGTTTTGTACTTTTGTTTTGCAAGCACGTAGTAAGTTGTACTCATAGTCTTTCTTACTACGGTAGCTAAGGGCTTGGTACTTAGGGGTACGCATGTAGAAGTCACATGCCCTCTCTATAGTATCAGATTCCTTAAGCTCTACTTGCTTATGTTTCATCTAGTGTACTCCTTTCTTATCGTTACTAGTATAGTATCACGGTGCGGTGTTATCTTCAATGAAAGCAAAGCCACCTTCGTTACCTTCTTCATCACGAGATAACACAAAGCGTACCTCTTGTCCTGCTAAATCTAATATGAACACAGGCCAATCCCTACCTCCATACTCATCCTGCTCAAAGTAAAAGCCCTTGATCTTGCAGCCGACTAACTGTCGGTAATACTTATCCATAGCGTTCATTATGCCATCTCCTCTACTGGTTGTCTGTTGGCCTCATAGATTGCTATCGCAAAGCCACGGGGTGTAGCACTACGTATGTCCTTAGTACGCTGTGACTTACCGCCCAGCTTTAGATGCTGCTTACTGTAGCTACCATCTGGAAGATTAGAGTAGCATGGGGGTGGCATATTGAAGTTGCCGCCTGTCCATAGGCATGTCTTCTTAGGGTAAGCATCGTAAGGTGCAATGTACTCAGGCCAACGAGGGTGCTCTGCTTCATCGTCAGGTATGTAC